GCGATTACCAGATTGAGTTCCATAAGGAGTTGACTGGGGAAGATCTTACGGAGTTGTTCCCTACTTTGGTTGAGTTCAATTTGATGCGTGCGAAGGATCCGTTCCGGTTTTGGGGTGCGTTCACTTATGCGGTGCGTAAGGTTGTTGCTGAGGTGTCTGGTTGGGATGTTTCGGATGCTGAGGTGACTGGGGCTCCGGTTGGCGATGTACCTCCAAACAAGTTAGACTAAGGGTATTGGTTTGAGGGAGCTTCGTGGACGGCGGGGCTCCCTCTCTTTTTTGAGGAGTGGACATGGTTCGTGGTGATATGAAGGTTTGGTTGCAGGCGTCTGGATGGAAGTTTGATTCGAAGGGGAAGCGTTGGTTGAAGGGTGATTTGGTTTTGTGGGTTGAGTCGAGCCTGATTGATTCTGATCGGTTGACTTGGTTGTTGACTGATGGGAAGGTTAAGTTGGGGTCGGGTTCTGGCGTTACCGAAACGTTACAATCTTTTTTGCAGAATGTGTAGTTCAGTGTCATTGCCATCTGCTAGTGTCTAGTATGTAAGTTAAATTAGTTGCTTTTGAAAGGAGCAAAGCTTATGGCTACAAATGATTTAGAGGTAAAGGTTCCGGTTGAGGTTATCAACTTTTGTGAGTGGGAGGCTATCGGTCAGATCTTGTCTGATTGGGATGATCGTTTCTCACCTGAGCAGATTGTTGAGAGTTTGCGTGAACTTGGTAACAAGATCCCTGATGAGGATAATCTTCCTGAGGTTGTTGTTTGGGGTGGTTTTGATGATGCTACCGGTGAACAACTTGCCAACCAGTTCGACGACTTTTTTGAAGCGTTCATGTCGGTTGCTCGGTTGACTATTGTTCAGACTCGTTTGGAGGTTAAGAATGTCTAAGAAAGTTACATTGTCTTTGGAAGTGTCTTACGTGTTAAAGGGTGAAGTGTTGAAAGATTACCTTGAGTGGTTGGATGATCACCGTGACACTAAGAAGGCTCGCGAATGGTTTGTTATTGACCGTGCTGTTGGTCATGACCAGTTAGATTATTTGTTTGCATCGAAGAAGCTTGACCCTAAGATGAAGATTGTTTTGAAGGAGGTTGAAGTTGCGTAAGTTTAATCCGGCACGCATGCCAGAAGTGGTGGCTGTGAAATGCAAGAAGGTCACTACCCGTAACTTGGATAAAGCGGTTCGTAAGTTCGCTAAGTTCTTTAACGTGGATAATAATTTGGATCATGTGATTGATTTTGGTCGCATGTTTGATATGAGCTTCGGCACTAGCGACACGTTTGTGTTTTTAGTTGCCGATGATAGCGCTTTTGATAAGATCGCTATTAACTCTCCGCAGATCTTTGATGTTGCGGTGATCGAGGAAAATGACCGCGACGTTGTTGTGGTTCTCTAATGAAAGGTAAAGAAATGGTTGAAGTTACTACCCGTAATCTGATCGATGAGGCTAAGGCTAAGTTGGTTGTTAAGGCTAAGGCTTCGAAGTCTTCAACGAAACAGGTTGAGGCTTTGGATCCGGTGCTCATGAACGAGCTTCTTGCGAAGCGCAGTGAGCTGTACGATGCTGTGAAGGCTTTGAAGGCTGAGCAGGATGCGATTGATGCGATCATCAAGGACGCTATTGGTTCGGCTGATGAGTTGACTGTGAACGGTGGCAAGGTTGCAAGTATTGCTCGTTGGCGTGAAACGTCTTTGGTGACTGACAAGGTGAAGGAATTGTTCCCGATCACTGAGTGTCCTGAGATTTATAAGGCTACGGCTAAGAGCCGTTTGACGGTGCACTAATGGCTAAGATGGCGTCTTTGGCTGAGGCTATGCGTGAGTATCCTGATGCGTATGGTTGGACTTTGTGTGACGGTGTCATTAACGTGTTTGACACTACTGGTGAGCTTGTTGATTCGTTTATTTGGAAGGTGAAGTAATGCGTGAGATTGATTGGGACGATGTTGATGAGATCGCGCCGGCTCGTGAATGTGATTGGTGTGGGTATGTTCAGTGTGCGTGTGATGAGTTAGATAGTGCTCATGAAAACAGCATGATGATGATTGAGGATGGTCGCTGATGGGTAAACGTAATGTGAATGCGCTGGGTGGAGAAGGCGTTTTTGGTGAGTCTCGGATGCATGCTTCGTTGATGGAGGCTATTAGTGAGAATGGTGGGGTTCCGTGTGAGTCTAATCCGGAGATTTTTTTTCCGGAGCAGGGTGACACTAAGGAACCTCGTGAAGCTAAGGCTTTGTGTCGTTCTTGTCCAGTGATTGATTTGTGTGGTGAGTATGCTGTTCGGTTTAATATGACTGATGGTATTTGGGGTGGGTTCACTCCTTCTGAACGGCGTGCTATTCGTTTGCGTGCGACTACTGGTAAACCGGTGGTGGTGAGTAATCGTTTCCCTAAACGTCCGATTGATCCGTATAACGGTTCTAATGCTGAACGTACTAAGTTAGCTGGGTTGAATGCGGTTGAGTTGTTGCCGTTGGCTTTGGACTTGGTGAAGGGTCGGGTTCCGAAGGAGACAAGGTTGGTTGCTGAGGCTAGGTTGAAGCATCCGGAAATGTCTTTGAAGCAGATTGGTGAGTTGTTTGATCCACCTATTTCGAAGGATGTTGTTGCTGGTCGTTTGCGCCGGTTGTTAGCTGTGGCTAGGAAGGTTGCGTAATGGAGTTCTTTTATTGTGATCAACATAATTGTGGTGGCACTGGGTCTTGTTCGAAATGTAACCCTGAGCCTATTCATGATACGGTTTGGGCGATCAGTAAGTCTGCTGAGTTGGCTCGGGTTGCTGAACGTGAACGGATCATTGCAATTCTTGAAGCTGAGTTGACGTATAAAGAGCATGACTTGCGTGTGTTTTTGATCGATAAGATTAATGGTGCTGTGTAATGTCTTTGTATGAGACGGTGTTGTTTGATTACCAGAGGGAGGCTGTGGATCGTATTGTTTCGAGACGTAGCATCCTTCTGGCTGATCAGCCGGGTTTAGGTAAGACGGTTGAGGTGTTGTCGTCGTTGGAGCAGGCTGGGTTGTTTGATAAGCCTGATGCCATGATTTTGGTGTTGGCTCCGGTGGTTGCGGTTCAGTCTGCTTGGCGTGACTCTATTGAGAAGTGGGTTGCCCCTAACCATCGGGTTGGTGTGGTTGATTTGTCTTACGGTACGGCTAAGAAACGTGAAGATCGTTTGGATAGTTTTTTGGGTGAGCTTGGTCAGCCTCGTGTGGTGTTAGCTAACCATGCTGTGTTAGAGGTGCATCGTAAGAATGGTGCACGGTTCCCTGCTTTGTTTGAGCAGGTGTGGGATGCGGTGATCATTGATGAGTCGCATGTGGTGTTGCCGATCTCGAATGATCGGAAGTTAACCAATTTTTGGTTGGGGTTGAAATCTTTACGTGTTGCCCGTCAAGGGTTTCGGTTGGCGGTGTCTGGTACACCGGATCGCGGTAAGTTGGAGAACCGGTATGGTACGTACAAGTTTTTGCGTCCGGATGACTTTGTTTCAGTGAATCGTTGGGCTTGGTTGGAGACAAACTTTTTTGTGTCGGAGCAGAAGGTTGCGCGCGGTCGTGTGGTGAAGGTGGTGGGTGCTGTGAAGTCGAAAGCTTCTTGGGCGGTCACTGAGGATTCGATTATTGTGCGTCGCACTAAGGCTGAGGTGTTGAAAGATTTGCCCCCGAAGCAATATAACTTTGTTGAGGTTGAGTTGTATCCGGAGCAACGTCAGGATTATATGTCTCAGGTTCGTGTGATGACTGAGAAGAAGTTGGAAGCTGATGATGATGGGGTTGAGACGGCTGCTGCTATGGTGTTTGCTTTGCGTGCACGGCAGATCGCTGCATGTCAGTGGTCGGATGGAAAACCGGTGGTGGGCGGTAAGTCTGCTAAGTTGGATTGGTTGTTGGAGTGGTTAGCTGAACGTGAGGGTGTCAAGGTTGTTGTTTGTTCTCAGTTCGCACAAGTGTTGAGGTGGTTAGAAAGTGAATTGGTTAATGCTGGTTATAGTGTTGGCGTTCTTGATGGTGGTGTTAGTGCTAGTGGACGTGCGAGTGTTCAGGCTGAGTTTCAGCGCGGTGCTCTTCAGGTGTGTCTCATTTCTGGGCGTATGGGTGTGGGTATCACTCTTGACGTTGCTGATGATTTGATTATGTTTGATTTGCCGTATGATCCGGATGTGGTGGAGCAGGTTGAGGATCGTGTGCACCGTGCGTCGAGGAATCATCAGGTTACTATTTGGAATTTGTTGGCGATCGGTTCGATCGACCAGTTGGTTGCTAAGAAGTTGAACAGTCGGTATTTTGTTACTCGTGCGTCTATGGATGGTCGTCGAGGTATTGATTTTGAAAAAAATGTTATTGATAGGTTGCGTGTCGGAATCAAAATGTCTGACCCTGTTGATAGTGTTTCTGTTATAGAAGGAGAGACGAATGGCTAAAGTTATTATTGCGCAGGATGCGCTAGGCGATCAGGGAACTGATGCTGTTGCTATTGAAGCAGCTCACACTTGGATGAGCCGTATCGAAGACTTGTTTGTCACTGAACGTTCCCGTCAGATCCAGATCGGTATCTCTGAGGTTGGTATGGATTGCCGGAAGTGTGTCGCCCGTAAACTGGCGTTGACTCCTCGTAAAGTTGATGGTGCTTGGTACCCGTTCATTGGGACTGCTGTTCACCAAGCACTTGAGGATGGGTTCGCTGAGTCTTTCCCTAACGACTACACTCTTGAAGAACGTTTGTTTGTTCATGAGTACAAAGATTTAAAACTGACCGGTTCGTGCGACGTGTTCGCTCACAACGATGGTGTTGTAAATGATTGGAAGGTTGTTGGCAAAGCTGCTCTTACCGATGCTTCTAAAGGTAAAGTAAAAGATCAGTACCGTGTACAGGCTATGTTGTACGGGTATGGTTGGGAACAAAAAGGTTTCAACGTGACGCATGTCGCGTTGAGTTTCCTCCCTAGGGAGGATAAGTTGGAAAACGCTGTGGTTGTAATGTTACGTTATGATCGCAACGTCGCTCTCGAAGCGTTAGCACAGTTGGAGTCAATGATTGATGCAGCTGAGCTGATGGGTTGGGATGCGGTCATTGATAAAGCACCTAAAGCAAGTTTTTGTTTCAGTTGTCGACGCTATGACCAAACCGTTAACGAAGATGTTACTTCGTTAATCTAAACAAAATAAATCAGTATCACTAAAAAACTAAGGAAATAAAAAATTATGGTTGATTTCAACGAAGCTTTGCCTTCTGTAGATGATCTACTTCAGGGTGGCGGTTCACCGTCACTATCGTTCAAGGATGCTAAGGTGGGCGACGCGTTCACTGGTGTCATCTCCGCTACTCGCGCTGTACAGGTTCGTAACTACGAGGATCCAACTAAGTTGGAGTTCTGGGATGACGGCAAGCCTAAGATGCAGATCGAAGTAACCCTAGACACTGACTACCGTGACGCATCGATTGATGACGATCAGGGTGAGCGTCGTGTGTTCCTATTCGGTCAGAAGTTGACTGCTTTGAAGGATGCATTGAAAGCTAAGGGTCTTACCAAGCTTGAGGTTGGTGGCAAGTTCACTATTTCTTTGACCGGCACCAAGCCTTCGAAGAACCCTCGTTACAACGACGTTAAGCTTTACGGCATTGATGTTGTTGCTCCTACCTCAAACTCGGCTGTCGACGCACTGATTGGTGCTGGTGCAGTAGAGGTTAAAGGTGGTAAAATTGTTGAACTAGATGCCAAGCAGAAGAAGGTTGCAGAAACCTTGCAGGCTAACGGTTTCACAGCAGAAGAGATCGCAGAAAACCTTGGGGTTGATGCAGCTTCTGTTAACGCTGTCCTAACTTTCTAATCGGTGTTGCTCCCGTAAGTTAGGCGGGGGGCTAGGACGTTTCCTCCTTTCTACCTAGCCCCCCATTTTCTTCCTCGAAAGGATTGAAAGGTATTTATGATTGAGACGCAGTTTTCCGAGTTACTGTCAAGGCTTGGACGTTCAGACGATGATATGGTAACGATCTGTTACCAGTCTTCTATTCAAAAGTTTTCAGCTAAAACCATTAAGGTGTCGTCAGCTGAGTCCACGGTGTCAGCTCTCACCTCGTTAGGTAATAACGTTTGGTTTGAGATCAACCCGTCGACTGTCACCGGTCGCGCCACAGCTAAAGACATTACAGGCTTAGCCGCTTTCTACATCGACATTGACTATAAAGATTCCGGTGCTGGTTCAGTGAAGCAGGGTCGCGAACTTATTGAAACTCTTACAGACCTGATTGGGGTGCCACCTTCAGCGGTAGTTTACTCTGGTCATGGCATCCAACCGTATTGGGCTGTGGATGTTGAAGAAGACTTTGATCCGGTGCTTGCGCAAGGTGTCCTAAACCGTTGGGGCGCTTTCTGCAGGTTTGTTGGTGGCTCCCTTGGCGTCCAACTTGACTCAGTGTTTGACCTGCCACGTATCTTTCGTGTGCCGGGTTCACGTAACATGAAAGATGTTGACCTTCCGGTTGAGGTTGTTGCAACGTTCCCGAAAGCTTGGCGACCAGTAACCATCGACGAGATCAACGACGTGTTGATTGCTCACGGTGTTACCAGTGAAATGAACATGCCAGATGACTTTGAGTTGGTGTCAGCGTCAACCGAATGGAATTTTGCTGCTCATGACTGCCAGTTCACACCTACTTTGTATGCTGGGGTTCGTCCAACGAATCAGCCACCTAAAAGTCGTCACGGTTGGTTACTACAACAGTTGGTACTTCTTAATGGTGCTCACCGTAACGGCTGTTTAACTGAAGCTACGGCGCAAGATCTTTTGACTCACATCAATGCACGGTTCATGGACTACTTGAAGCTGTCTCCGTCGCGTGAACCAAACATTGGTGAAGTTCGCGGAGCGAACCAGTGGGCTGTGGCACGTGTAGAGTCGTTCACGGCTGAAAAGTTGGCGCAGGAGATGCGTCAACACAAACACTCGGATTTTTTCACAGGCGACCCGATCAGCGTCCTTGGGGAGCCTTCGGCAGACGGTGAGCGCACGCTCGACGAACTAGCCCTCATCTACCAAGCAACTTTTGGTACTTACGGACGCACCGATGCAGCTAACGCACGTCGCCTAATCTACTTCGCTAACGGTGGATACAAATATGTGACCGACATTGGTTGGCACCGTTGGGAAAACGGTCGCTACGTCTTTGACAAAGAAAAATCAATCTACCAAACCGCTATTGAAGCAGCTGAGTTCATCGAAGCTTCTGGTGGGTCGGGTGAACAGTTAAAGTGGGCGCAAGTGTCTGCTAATAAAGAAAGGGTAGTAAATGCAATCACTTTGGCGGGCACTGATCCGGAAGTTTTGGTCAACAGTATTGACTTGGACGCTGAACCTAATGATCTATGCACTCCGGAAGGTATTATCAACCTTCGAACCGGAGAGCTTAGAGACGCAGAGAAATCCGTTGATCTTAACACTCGACAAACTTCGTGTGGTCCAAGATCTATTGCCACTCCGCTCTGGACCGGTTTTCTCAAAGAAGTCGTCCAAGATCAAGAACGAATCGACTATTTGCAAGAGCTGCTCGGAGCCTCGCTCTTTGGCGACTCACGGTACCATGTGCTTCCTGTGTTGGCTGGATCCGGAGCTAACGGAAAATCTACGCTTTTAGATGTAGTGTCAGGCATCCTTGGTGACTATGCTGCATCAATGCCTGAAAACTTCCTGCTCGACACTAGCAACACTACTCACCCGACAGAGATCGCCCGTCTACGTGGGATCCGTTTCGCTATGGCATCGGAAACTCGTCCGGACGGTAAGTTCAACGAGTCACGTGTGAAAATGCTCACCGGTGGTGACATGTTGTCTGCACGTTTCATGGGTCAAAACTTCTTCGACTTCAAACCAACACACACTTTGTTCCTTGCTGTAAACCATTTGCCTGCTGTTAAGTCTGGTGGTGACGGGTTCTGGCGTCGTCTACGCAAGCTGGACTTCAAGGTGACTATCCCTAAGGATCGTCAGCGCGAAAACTTTGCCAAACTTATTGTTGAAGAAGAAGGTCCGGGCATCCTACAGTGGATGGTTGAAGGTGCTGTACGTGTCACAGCTGCAGGGTTTAATGAACCACAGTCTGTTCGTTTGGCAACGCTCGAATACCGTCACGAAGAAGACCACATCGCTAAGTTCTTGGATGAACGAGTCATTGTTGCCACAAACGGATCAGTCACTAAGACAGCCATCTTCAACGCTTACCGTGACTGGTGTATTGATAATGGTGAGAAGCCGATCACTCAGAACGCTTTGAACCGTGAAGTGCGCACCCGCATGAACAGTGTGGAAACCGAAATTCATGGTGCACGCATGTTCAGTGGTATTGAATTGCTAAACTTGAACATGACAGCTGAATCAATGGTTGACGAAAAAGATAGGTACTGGCAATGAACATTTGTTTCCCGAACGACCCCTGCCTATCCTGCCGGATAGGTTTCCACAATGAGTGTGACGTGTCTTGGAGCCCTGATGACACGTCATTGTGTGGCTGTGGCGGTAAAGAAGTGCAGTTTACTTCTGACGGCTTTGTGAAAGCCCCTAAAGACTCTGGTGAGCCGGGCGCAGGATCCGACGCCGGATATGTCGAAGACGGTTACGAAGGCTACAAAGACATTAGCGAATATAAAGATCCGTTGTCGACCGGTCGTAAACGTGCAGCTTCCATGTACCCAATCGAGACCGGCATGGTTTGTGAATGGGCTGGGTTAAAGAACGCTGGTGGTGGGGTTGTCCCTATCGTTGGGTGTTTGGGTCGTCCGGCGTCTGACCGGCACCACGGACCAGACAAAAACACTATGAACAATGCGCCCGATAATATGCACCGGATCTGTGACTTCTGCCACAACACTTGGCATGGTATTAACGATCCTCATTATGGTCCAAGACCGGATCACACGCTACCGTTTACCCCTAAGGGTAAGTTCGGTGAGGACTGGTTCGCTCATGACTCGGTGACGAAAGCTACTACGGATGAACTGATCGCTGCTGAGAAGCAACGTATTGAGGCTGCTCAGAAGTAGTTTCTTTCCCGATGGTGTAATTGGCAGCACAACAGACTTTGACTCTGTTAGTTTTGGTTCGAGTCCAGATCGGGAAGCTTAAGCAATAAACTTTCGTCCACGGAACCAAGCCACACCATCTTCGATCTGTACGAGATCAACATGGAACTTGTCGTCTTGGTCAACTGTTACTACAGCGATTCCTTGCTGCCAGTTTTCGTAATAGGTGGCTGGGGTGCCGTCCACTTTTGTAGATCCATTGACTGACGGAACAGCTCCATCCACACGGCAGAGACAGCCGGGTGAGATTGCCATTGATTTGATTTTTCCGTTTCGGTCAAAGACTGTTCGACTCTGTATCTCCAATCGGTGGGCGTGACCAAAGATGGTTGAGATGTGGGGTGTGTCGTTTGTGTAGGCTGCAGCTGTGGATCCGTTGCTACGAGCTTTATTTCCGTGGATTGCCCGTAACTGGTCTGTAATCCAGTGGGCTCCGGCAGGATATGCGTCAATGTAATCAACTCCAAGTTCGTCAAGGCGCAATAAATAAGGGATAGACATGACCGGTAGGCTGTCTGTGTTTGCTTTTTTCAAACCGAAAGCTGAGATCGCATTAGTTTGAATGAACTTCTCCATTCGACGATCATGGTTACCTTCGATAAGAACAATGGTGGCGTCCGGTCCGGCAGCAGCACGCTGCTCCTGTAGGAATAAATGTCCACGGTCAAAAGCTAACTGGGTGGTGTTAGCGAACGCTGGTTCCTGTTCAAACCGTCCCTGTGCTGGGAGGTCTAGGAAGTCACCAAGGTTAATCACTGAGTCCACTCGGTCGGTTTCTTCCAAGTAGTTAACGATCTGCAAGGCAACACCCATAGCGTGTTCGTCATGGAACGGATCTTTTTCACCGTTCAGGACTCGGTAACCGATCTGAGGGTCAGGTAAACATACGTGAACCGTGTGTTTTGTTTTGACCTTCTTAGAAGGTTTAGGTGCGGTGATATTGATCTTGGTTGCCCGTTCGATCGGTTGCCAAGCTGGTTGAGGTAGCAAGTTATCTAACACAGCCACACCTTTCGTCGCGATGCTTTTGTATTACACCGCGAGAGATAGTAAACCCTCGCTGGTTTAAAGCATCGGTTAATGCGTTAGCAGACCATTTAGGGTTCTTGATTGCTTCATCAAGGATCTTCAAATCTTTATCATCTAGTTCGGTAACTGCTTTCTTCATTAAAAAACAGATTGATTCTTTTTCCTTTGGAGCTAGTCCTTCTAGCATGATGCCTCCTTTTGTTGACATGCCCGCCAGTTTACTACAGATTTAGATTTATACCATTTCAAACAGTGTGAAACTGAAAGTGTCTCCAGTTGAGATTGTTGCACCAGATGACATTGCGCTAATGGTTATAGTTCCGTTTGATTGAATGTATCCACCTGTAAGAGGACCTGAACCGTTAGTTAGTACCATTCCACTGTCTGAGGTTGTGTTGTACCATCCAGAGGTTAAGGTTGCTACGTTTTGGTTTGTAATGTTACCAGTTGCTGGTACTGTTATGTTTCCACCAGAACGGCTTACTGTAAGGATTCCGTTTACTATACCGTTTAACCTTCTAATGTTGTAAGAAGTTACAGACCAACCTGTTGCTGCACTGATTACGGTAGAGGTAAGCCAGCCAGTGTCAGCGGTAGTAAGTTTTGCATCCAACGCTGTTTGCAAACCAGTAACGTTAGCGATACTGTGCGTGTGGTTACCTAAGGAAACAGTCGTACTAGTCGTCCCTGTGGGGATGCGACCAATAGCGAAAGTTCCGCTAGTAACATCAGCCGTATCGTGAGTGTGTGCAGTTGGTGTGCGAGCGTCACTCAAACGGCTATCAGTAGGTAATACCACGTTATATGGCAGGCTTGTCCAAGTGGTTGTACCGTCACCAATTTTAAATAAGTCAGTGTCTGTTTCAAACCCAGTTTCACCAGCAGCAAGGACAGGGTTAGTGGTAGTCCAGTTCGCTGCAGTGTCTCTGCGTAGTTGAATTATTGTTTTTGATGGCATTAGCCAATGTTTTCTAGTTCAGCCTGTGCAACTTCAATAGCGGTAGTAATGATTGCAATAGCAGTATTGCTCGCTGCAATGATTTCATCGTTTTCTGCTGTTTCTGCTGCTTGCAGGTTTAGGGTGTGCTGGTATCCTTCAAGCGCAAGTTGGTTAATGCGTTGTTCTAGCATTGCTTGCTTCTGCTCGGTTGGGATTAGTTCACTGAAGTTAATTGTCATTTTTATGCCGTTCCGCCGTCAATGTATTTGACGCCTAATGTTGATGTGTTTACACCATTCATATTATCAATGATAGTGTGTGTTGCACCAGATGGGTCTGTTGCAACAAGTTTAAAGCTGGAAGCGTTTGTTCCGTCAAGAACTTGCAATAGCATGTTGGACGCTGAAGGGGTATATGGAGCGGTTGCTTTTAAAATGCGGACTGCCCCACCGCTATTGTAATTACCTAAATAGACTCGGAAACTGTCCGTCGCAATTCCTGCTCCAACTATTTCACCAAAACTGTTTACTCTTGCTTTAACCGTAGAGGCACTATCCTGCCATTGCTGTAAATCTGCTGTCTGAGAAGCAGCACCACGGATGATTATTCCAGAGTTAGAAGCGCTAGAAGGGATAATCCCAAGGTTTACGCTAAAAATAGAAGTGGCATTTGGTCCCAAAAAAGCGTTTGGAGCAGTGATACCACCACTAGCAAATACTCTTGCTAATACTGTTCCTGCACTGTCTTGCCATTGCTGGAGGTCTCCTGTTTGAGACGTAGTTCCACGAACCTGTACTATGTTGTCAGTAGCGTTCCAAGCTTTTACGGATAAATAAGAACTACCTAAACGACCAGATGAACCAAACGCTCCATAGCCAATGGTTCTAAAATCGGCACTGGAGGTTATAAAGGTGTTTGCTGTTCCTGCCGAGTTTTGCCATTCCTGCAAGTTCGCAGACTGTGAAGCAGCACTACGAATAACAGCACCAATAGTTGTTGCAGTTCCAGTGTTTACAGACAATCGAGCACTGTAAATTGTGCCTGCAGTTCCAAAAGCAACAGAGCCGAAAGGGGAAACAAAAGCCTGAACAACGCCACCATTTTCCCACTGTTGCAAGTTGGCGGTTTGACCAGAAGCACCAAGAACACGCAAAACCTGAGAACCAATAACAGTTCCAGTAATAGTCTGGGCTTCAGTAAACGCATTACCACCAGTTAACTGGGCTAGGTTAGCCTGTGCAGCAGTTTGATTCTTCCACATCGACGAAGCAGAATCCCACGCCAAAACGTCATTATCAACAGGAGACCCAGCACTAACATCATGCAACTCATTGAGTTCATAACCGTTTTGTACTTTGACAAGGATTTGTCCGTTGCTGCTATTTGCTCGTCGAACAATACCAAGGTAAACGCTGTGCGCTGGTTCGGCAGGTGGTGCACCAAAAACATAACCACCAGCAGTTGAAGATAACCAAACAGACTGACCAGCAGTAGCCGAACCAGTGTTTACGTTATCTAGCAAACCTTCGGTGATAACGTAACCGTCTGCGTTAGCAGCCAAGTCTTGCTCAAGAATACCAAGCGTCTTTGACGAAGTTGATTCAGTGTCAGCGTCTGCTAAACCTATTAGGGCGTGTGTTCCGTTTGCACCTGTTATGTAAACAACTTGACCTTTAGTAACAGTTGCACCAGTGTCGTTCCGTACCAACTGTTTTATAACAGTGGTGTAAGAAGCTGCACCCGGTGCAGCCCAAACAGTGTCATAATTTGTGGTCGAGTTTTTGGTAAGGATCTGACCGGCAGTACCACCAGTAGGCACACCCGGACCTGTAGCACCAGTTGCACCTGTAGCACCTGTAGCACCAGTAGGTCCTACGTCACCAGTGTCACCCTTTATGCCCTGAGGACCTGTAGCGCCAGTCGCACCAGTAGCGCCAGTAGCACCTGTTGCACCAACAAGCGAAGCTAACCATGCAGCTTCAGTTCCAACAAAACCATTTGCTACAGCAACTTCATAAGCTGAATCACCATCAATACCATTTGTACCATTGGTGCCATTAGTACCGTTTGTTCCGTTAGTTCCGTTAGTGCCAGCTGCACCGGTAGCACCGGTAGCACCTGTAGCACCAGTAGCACCAGCCGGACCAGTAGCACCAACAAGCGAAGTTAACCAAGCAGCTTCAGTTCCAACAAAACCGTTAGCCACTGCAACTTCATAAGCTGAATCGCCGTCAACACCATTGGTACCGTTGGTGCCGTTTGTACCGTTAGTGCCATTGGTACCGTTAGTACCAGCTGCACCTGTAGCACCAGTGGCACCAGTAGCACCTGTAGCACCAGTCGCACCAGTAGGACCGGCAGGACCAGTCAAACCTGTAGCGCCCTGAGTGAAGTAAGGCAAGCTAACCCAAGCGGTAGTACCGTCACCGATCTTCACCTTCAAAGTGTCAGTTTCAACACCCATTTCACCATGCGCCAAAACCGGGTTTGCTGACGTCCAGTCAGCTGCAGGACCACGGCGAATCTGAATAATAACAGCCATTAAATACCCCCTCCATCAAGGATCGGAATCGGTGTATATATAGTAGAAGGAATACCACCATCAATATTCATCCACCCGCCCTCAATATCACTAAACTTTATACGCTTAGAATTCTTCCCATCATGGGTATGATCACCCGGGCTAGCTTGAGTATTCAACACACCCAACGTGTGGTGTTGCGCTATTGCACTAGAATCAACATCAGAGTTAATGTGAAAATCGTTAACTTCCTGAATAGACGTAGCTGACGTGCCGGTTGGTAAATTACCAAACCAGCCAGAAGGCGTAGTAGAATTTTCAGAATCAGGCATAATACCAGTATAAACTAAAGGAGACAAGATGAGTAAAGCAAAACAAATAGGAACCGCAGCAGAAACCGGTGTGCGCAAAGCGTTACTACGTTCCGGTTACACACCACTCGAAGCACACCGCAACGTGCTAGCTGGCGCGTTAGACGAAGGCGACGTATGGTTGCGTTCGACACACGGACTGATAGTGTTCGAAGTGAAAGGTGGCAAGATGGCTAAAACAGCGAGCCACGAACAAATAATTAAATGGTTTGAAGAAGCCGAGAAGGAGAAAAATAATGCTAATGCTAAGTTTGGGTTTCTTGTTACTCAGCGTGCTGGGTATAGTGCTGAACGATCGGGTCACTGGTGGGTATACGCTAAGCTCGGTGATCTTATGTATCTTAGGACTTATCTGGATCAACCTTACAATACTCTGGTTCGCCTTACATTAGGGGAACTGGTACAATTAATACGTGGCTAAAGACGGTATTGATTTCAATGAGGCGATTCGACGGTTGGGCGAAGGTCTCCAAGAAGCGTCGCACGTCCCCAATTTATATGATTACATACCTTCCGAAAAGCAGCTCCTCTTCCACAACGACAAGAATCCTGATCGTCTCTATATTGGAGGAAACCGATCTGGTAAGTCACTTGGTTCTACAATCGAAGCGATATGGTGGCTCACGTACTCGCATCCTTACCGAGTCACCCCTGACGAACCTATCCGCGGAAGAGTAGTAGCCGTCGACTTCTTAAACGGTGTCGACAAAATTATTTTACCTTTATATAAACAATGGTTACCTAAACGTTTCCTCATCAACGGAAGCTGGGAACAATCGTACTCCCGCGAGCGCCACGTACTAACACTCAACAACGGATCATTCGTCGAGTTCATGTCACAAGATCAAGACCTCGATAAGTTCGCCGGATCATCCCGACACTTTGTGCACTTCGACGAAGAATGCCCGCAATCAGTTTTCCGTGAATGTCTCGCCCGACTCGTAGACACCAACGGAGTATGGTGGATGAGCCAAACCCCAGTCCAAGGAATGGAATGGATCTTCGACGAAATCTACATGCCAGCCAAAGAAGGCAAAAAAGCTATCGGCATTGTTGAAGCAGAAATGGCTGACAACCCAACACTGTCCCGTGAAGCCATAGCCAAATTCTTAGACATGCTCCCAGAAGAAGAACGAGAAGTCAGGTCCAAAGGACAATACGTTCACCTCGGTGGCGCAGTGTTCCCAGACTTCTCTACGCTCACACACTGTATTGAAAAAGGTGTCTTTAAACCCACCCCAGATCATCGGATCATCCGCACTATGGACTCCGGTTATACCAACCCAACCGTCTGGTTGTGGATGGCAGTCGACGTCGATAACAACGTAACCGTGTTCCGGGAACATTATGCTGCAAAGAAAACAGTTGCCGAACACGCAGCCATCGTCAACAAAATCACAAAAGAAATAGAAGACGAATATGGTGTACAAGTTTGGTTAACCACCGGTGACCCAGCGATCAAACAAACCAAAGAACAAACCGGCACAAGCATCCAGCAAGAATACCAAAAAGCTGGCATCTACATTTCAGTAGACATGATTCCACGTGACCGTCGCATCGGCTTGGAACGCATCCGTCAATACATGAAGCTAAACAAAAAAAGCAAACGACCACACCTCATGATCACAGATGACTGCCCACACCTCATCGCTGAACTTCCAAAACTAAAATGGAAGAAATGGGCGTCAGTAAAGATCGCGGAAATGAACAACAAGCTTGAAGATATCCGTGATAAAGACAATCACTGCTATGATGCTCTTAAGTACGCTATGACATTCTTGGATGATCTGTCACCAGATAAACAAGATCTTTCCTCGGATAATCGACAATTTCATAGTACATTTAAAGAGGCGTTTCACCCAACAAGTAAACTTCCAGAGACGGATTTCTCCGACGACTGGGGTAACAGCTGGCACGGTGCCGGCTCGATCAGAGAACTAGAAGGATAAGATGACGAACGTTTTTAACCGCAGCTACCGTTTCTACGAAGCAGGCGCACCA